TTTTGAGAAGCAATCACACCATTTCCACCTACACTTAATGACCCAGTTGCAGAAGAATCTGCAGTAATAGTGTAACCGGTCCAGTCGACATTTGCAATTTGCCTAGATCCCATAATCGAAGATCCTAAGATACCAGCATAAGAAGTTGCCGAGTCTAAACCTCTAATCGACACATAATCATTTTTAATAAATCCATGACCTTGGTGATAGACTCTTAAAGTTGTACTTCCACTATCAGTTAGAATAGGATTACTCGGTAAGAGTTGAAGCTCTGTATCTAGGTTATCAAAATCTGCAACTCCAGACGATGAGAATTTTGCTCTATAGAGATTAAACATTAGATCACGTGCTTGATCAGGTGTCCATGTAATACTATTCTGCGATAAGAATAGACTTCCAAGAGTAGGTTGTTTTGTGACTCTTTGCTCAGTAGATCCAATTACAAAGTCATATGTTTTTGCTACGTAAACTTTATATGCTACGGAATTAGCTAAAAGAACAATCGCATAACTTCTTTGTGGCGTAAGGTATACTGGCTCTTCAAACTCAAAGGTAGTAGGAGTTGCTCTCACTGTAGATATATCTGTCAGGTTAGACGGAATATTTACTTGACTTGCATTTAAGAACTTTACTGCACCCGGTAATGCCGCACCGGTTGGTGTACCATTAATAAGTTCTCTAACTTGAAGTTGAACCGGTGGTCCGCCATCAGCTTCTTTAGAATTAAAGAAAACATCGACTTTAGTCAGGAAAATGCCATTAGGATTTTCTGCTTGTGAGACAAAGAATGATTGTGCCAATGGATCGTCCATCCCGTCGCGATCACCACCGACCGGTGGCGGCGGCGGTGGTGGCGGTGGAATTCGAGTAGAGCTGATATCTCTTTGACGAGTAACAAGGACTCCGGTCGATGTAAAGATAGTTACCGCTTTTGAAAGAGCGTCATTATTCACATTAGAGACATCTGTTAGTGTAACGTCATGTCTTCCAGTTCTAAATTGAAGCGATGGGCTTCCGGGAATGAGGAAAGAACCAACAATTTCCCCATTACTGTCTGCAATTAGATCAGTGGATCCATTTGGATGGCTTGTGTTGCTCGAGAACACATTTCCACCAACATTTTCTGATCTTGTAGAAAATCTTTCAAAAGTAGACTCTTCTCTAGCGTAATCAGATATGTTTGACGTTCCCAAAAACATGAAGTGTTTTGTGTTTGCACGCAATCCGTTCGCTTTAAAGAATATGATACGAGATCTCATGAAAGGAATCAGTCTTACATCGACAACTCGATCACCAATCAGCTCTCTTCTAAATCTTGATCCACCAGTTGTAACTACTCCTAAGTTCGTATTTCCAGTCCAGTTGTTGATTAGATCAGATTCTGACCACGGCCAAATTGTAGCAATATCCGGAGATGGATTTATGCGATTTGATTCGTTGTTTCCTGTAATAATATTATCTGGCGCGTAGACTGTTTCAATCCATTCATCCGATGCTGGAGAAAGCTCTATATGGCCAAGATTTGTTATAACCGCGAACGGATTAATATTTTCTACTTCTGTTGCAAGATTTTGATTAAGGTGTGATTCATTACTATCAATTGATAGTAAAACTAAATCACCTTTACGAATAGTTGTGCTGTTATCTGAATCAAAGAATATTCTAGTGTTACGAGGAAATGCAATTGGACTTAAAACATTATTAATTTCATCAATTGATGCTCTATACTCAGGATTCCCTGTAGCAGAAAACGCATAATCTTTGAATCCATCTGCAAGAAATCCTGCTTTTGTTCTTTCAAGCCCAGCCGAATCAATTACAGTTAATGTTGATGTATTCGCTTCGAGAAGACTTAATGCTGTCAATTCTTGTAAATTATTTACTCGATTCTCGAGATCAGCAATGTCAGCCATTGTAAATCTTTTTGCAGGAATCAAAGTAGTTGTAAGATCGGAATCATTAAGAGTAAAAGCATTTAGATGAATATCGTATAGCGATATTGATCCTTCAGGAATAGTAGGAAGAATTGGATTGATAGATGATACACCGGTTATAACTTTTGCAGCACCGGCTGGTGGGAATTTTTGTCCCGGAGTAGTGTATCCATACGCTATCAATCTATCGCTTCGAGGCATGTAATATACCACATCAGCGCTAAACGTTCCAGTATTAGCTGGTAGGGCATTAATAATCGGATCAGAACCAATCAGTGCACCATCGGAGTCAAAGTTAATATTTGCTACACCAGCATTTGAAGATTTTACAGCTTTTGGTCTAAAGTCGATAACATCTCTCAATGAAACAGTTGTTCCATCATTAAGCGTGTGACTTGGTATTTTATCATAAGAAACTGAAGCAGCTGAGTATGAAGTAATATCGAAGAAATCACCGTTAGTATTATGCTCAAAATATTTAAATCGAGCAAATATATTTGTTCCCGCAGAAATTGTAACTCCGGGTTTAATAATTAGTCGGCCGATGCCATAATAATTATCTCTTTGGCCGTTATCTTTATAAAAGTTTGTAGAAATATCAGAACCATTTGAATCATTAGTCTTAATCGACGTAAATTCAAAAATATCTGCTTCATCTAGCGAGATAAATTGTGTGCCAGCACCATCTGATTCAGCATCTGCGGGCCAAGTTTTTGTGATAGTTGTATTCGTAAGAGTTTTTGCTCGAGCAGAAGGAGAAGATTTTGTTGCAAAAGTTAATACTTCGTAGTTGGCTGAAGCTCTGCCTCCAGACACATCAAATGATGTTCCAGCCGATGCATCAACTGCGATACTAGTGTCGACAGAACTATCAACTTCTGAAAAAATCCACTGATTAGTATTTGCAAAACTTGCATATCCCGATGGTATAGCAACTGCGGTAGCAACTCCGGACACGTTTGTTGAAAAGGTTACTCTTTTCTGTACAGTGACTGCGTCTATAGTCACTCCAGTTTGTGTTGGCTTAGTATTAGGTAAAGGGAAAAGAAGACTATTGTTTGAAGTATTCTTCAGAATAGCTGCTCCACCCTCGAGTGTAACATTGAAATAATTACTGCCGCTTGTTCCAATTGAGCGAGTTAACGAGAATGATTGGCCCGTATTCATTCGAATATCAAAGAGATAGAACTTATAACTCGTTCCGTTATCTTCTTCAACATGTCTAACACGAGCAGTACCGATTGTACTACCACCGTGATTAACAGCACTTCTCAAATTTAATTTTTCGAATGTGTTAATATTCGGAAGGCCTTTATTATCATCAATATCGCCTTTGATGAAGTTTCCAAAGCTTGCAATAACAATTTCGTTATCGAGAGAAATAGTATCTTGAGCTTTCGGTACTACAATTTCTGAAGCACCAACTTCTAATCTATAGCCATCAACATATACTATGCCGTCTGTAACCTTTAAAAGAAGATTTGCAGAATCATAAGTATCAAAATTAGCGTTAAATGGTTTAACGATATAATTTCCTGATTCTTCTTTTGTACGTAGCGCAAGAACATTATTAATTTCGTTATACGAATTATCTACTCTAACTTCATCGGATATCCCACCAGATGTCACTTTGCAAAGATAAACAAAGTTTTCGGCAGCTAATATATCAGATTTCTTACTTAGAGTTAAAGTAATGCGATATCTATCGGCACCCGGTGAAGCAACATTTGGTGTAGCACCCTGGTTATCATAGAGAGCCGAATTATCGGTTGCAGTGATAACTTGTTCACTAATCTTAAATCCAACCTGCAAAGTTGGATTGCTAGTGTATTTGCTAATGATTAAACTTTGCTTTTCTGTAAAAACAAAGTGTCCTTGTACAAAGTAAACTCCGCTTCCTACATTTATTTCTGTACCACGACCTGAAACATCTGAAGAAGCAGTTGTCATTGACACAGAACCATCAGAAAGAATTTGCGAAGCTCCAACTCGAATTGTTGAAGCTCCAGAAGTTCCAGCAGTCGTCGAAATATATTCTACATATAATGTATCAGGATCACTTCCAGTAGCTGGAACTACTCTAATAACTTTTACTTGAAGAGCAGCATCTGGTGCTTGAACTGTAAACGTTTGCCCAACAACAGTTGTAAGATAGTCGGAAGGCAATTGACCTGTAGCTAGCTTGATAAACTCAAGTCTATTATTACATGTAATACCACCCGGTACTACGACTCCACCTTCAACAAATACGTTCGAACCAAAATGTTCAATTTCTTTTTGTATGATAGATTGCATTTGATTGAGCTCTCTTGCTTGTAGAGCTCGACCAGCATTAAAGAGAATCCTATGATAGTTAGCACTATCAGAAAAATCGTCTTTATATATTGACGCAAATGTTGTACCAGTTAAATTTGTTGCCATTCTTTACACCGTAATAATAACTTTAATATCTTCTGTTTGTGAGGCAGATCTTACCACGCTCGCTCTGTTTTCGATATACAGAACATCTCCACTAAATTGATCTACTGCATTATATTTATCACCGGAATCGATAGTGGCTGAACCGACACCGTTACCAGTGATTGATTCGCCATCAGTAAATTTTCCAGCTACGTTATTTAAATTCTGATGGAAATATACTATATTTCCGCTTGAGCTATCGAGCTCAGTAACATATGCAGTTGTTCCAGAAGTTCCGCCGGTGATTAATTCGTCGACAACAAGCCCGGATGCAGCGATTGTGCCAGTAAGTGTCATGAAGCGGCCAACTTTTGATGATGCTCCAGTAAACCTTCCACCACTCGATGCGCTATCTGTATAATCTAGATTTTTCATAAGAACAATTTGTCTAAAATCATTCGTAATTTGGAAGTTGCCGCCTTCGGCACCATCCGGTTTCATATTAAACATTACAGAAGAAGATTTAAGATCGCGAGTTGCGCTTTTACCTATTCCTATAGATGGACCAATAATTGGTCTTAATTGTGCTGTTCCACTTGAAACTTTTGCTCCAGCAAAATTATATCCTTTTCCAAACGCAGCTGAATCATTATTCATTTCAACTTTTACGACTACGCCACCACTAATTGTTGCTGTTGCAGCGGCTCCAGTTCCATCACCATTAAAGGTAATAGTCGGAGCAGATGAATAGCCAGATCCACCCGAAACAATTTCAACACCTAGGATTTGACCACCGACTGCTGTGTTTTGAATATTTAATTGTTGTAGCTGAAACAAATTTGCCGAAGCAGAATCGATTGTAATGTCTTCGACCGGTACAAAATTTGAAGAAAGAAAGTTAGTTGCGTTAGATGTTGCAATAGGATATAAAAACTTCCAAATATACCCGTCTGCTGTAGTAAAGGCTCTGACCTCTGATACTCCTGCAGCAGTATAACTAGGTTTAACGGTCGAAGCATTTACTACTCCGGCAGCATTTTTACCTTGCTGTAAACAAATATAAACTTCATTATCTTCTGTTAATACATAGTAAGAATTTGTAGGAATTCCAACAGAAGCATCGCTCCACGATGAGTATATTGTTCCCGATGACCAATTATACCGTGGAATTACGAATGAACTTGCTGTTACTTTTTTCACTGCTTGGAGATTATTCCGCGCTTCTCTTTCTTCTTTCAGAGTGCGCAAAGGCGTAACGACAGTATCTGAACTATCCCATACGTCAGACTTACCAATTCCGATGTAGTACTCGTTACTATCAGTAATAGATTCTACTTCACTTAACAGTAAATTAGTAAATTGTCTTTTGAGAGGATCTGTTGCTATTGCTACCATGTTTTATCTCTTATACTATCAATTTCCGTTGTTTTTTTCATTTCGTTTCTTACGCTAGTTGCCATTAGAAAGTAACCGGACTTCTGCTAGCACCAGCAATAAACCAGTCGCTGCCATCCCATATAAGTTGTACGGATCCGTGGTTAGCTTCAAGCTGAACATATGTCTTACCATTAACTGCAAAACTTGTAGGAAAAACGTTTGCTAATGAAGTCGACTTATTAGTAAAAACTTTATATTCACCGACAGTTGTTCCATTCGCTAAACCTACATTTATTATGCCGGTTCCATTTAATATAATATATGACGCAGCAGCCGAAGCAGTAGTAGATGTAGTAACTTCAACCGAAGTATAGGCAGCTTTCGAAATATTAACTGAACCAGTTCCTTTTCCGGTTATTTCTAAGTTAATGTTTGAGGAAGGTCCTGTTACTGTAATTGATGGATGGTCTGCAGAACTGTTAGTAGCATTTGTAAATTGAACCTGCTCTGTAGCTCCCGCAACTCCGACTAGCGTAATTACTTCATTTCCGTTTGAATCAAAAAGACCAGTACCAATTTTCGGCGAATTAATTTGAGGACTGTTAAGTGTCTTACTAGTAAGAGTCTGAGATCCTTGATCTAAAACAATAGTACCAGTCAAATCTGGAAGAGTAATTGTTCTATCTGTAGAGACATTCGATGCTTTTAAAAATGTTTCATTTGCATCTGGTGTGTATCCTTCAAAAACAATTGCGTCTGAATCAATTACTATGTAACTTGATAAGACATTACTATCATTACCAAGATGTTGATAAAGTTCTACAAAATTGTCATTAATTTTTGTTGCAGCAGCCCTAAGCGTATCGCCAGTTCCGTCGTTCGCTACCGCGCCTGTTGCAATGTTTTGTCTAGTCATGTTTCACTCTTGTTTATTTTACTTTATTTATATCGACGAATCAGTAATATCCGCAAGATATCTAGTAAACATGTCATTTTCTGTTGTTTCGTATGTCATTGACATGTCAGGTCCAGCTGTGTTCGAACTATCATCGAAAGTGAATGAATTCGGTGTTATAAGATCTATAATAGTTGGATAGAAT